CTCTTTGTACCACGGCTCTGCTTGATGGTGTCGGTCAGGTCCTCAATCGAGGTCTGCAGCATCTCGTTCCGGTTGGTCAGACGCTCCATGGTGGCTTGCACCTCCTTGGCATTGCTGCCGCTCCAGTTGATGATACCGCCCAGGCTGAACACCTGTTTCACCACACCGCCCAATGCCTTGATACCACCGGTCAGAATGCTCATCGGCCGCGTCAAGTCTATGCTCTCCAGCCCGTCCAGCGTCTGCCCCATACCATCCAGCCATTCGCCCATCCATTCGGGGGGATCGATGCCGAACTGCTCCACCAGCCCAAGCAGGTCTTCCGCAGCACCCACATATTCCTTCACCTGGCCCACACTGTTATGCAGGGAGTCCGTAGCTTCAGCCAAAGCCTTCTGCTTTGCGTTCCGCGCTGCATCCAGCGTAGCCTTGGCATTCTGTTGCTCGGCTTCCGTTCCTTCCCTGACGGCCTTGTTGTAGGCTTCCTGGGCTTCCTTGACTGACAAGGTCGTGGATTGCACCTGGGATATGGATGTTTTCAACGCTGTAAAAGGATTGCGTTCGTTCAGTTTCTTGTCGATGGAATCTATCGCACGTACCAGGTCTTTCAGACTGTCCGGCTTCAGATCCTTTTGTGTATCGATATATTCCTTCAGACGGGTACGGAGTGACTGCAGGCTTTCAGTGGATACCTTGTCAAGGTCTCCGAAGACGGATTCCCAGTCCAACCCTTCCTTCAGTTCCTCCATGTCCAGATCTGCCATCTTTTTCTTCAACTCCTCCTGAAGTGTTTTTTGTTCGCCTTCTGTTGTGGCTTCTGCAATGCGTTTTTCATACTCCTGCGTGATGGCCAGTTTCTTTTCCTCGTAGTTGCCATATTCCGACAGGTAATCTCGCATGGCTTCGGTTTCTTTTTCCTTTTCTTCCTCAAAGGTGGCAGCAAGAGCTGCACTCCGGTTCTTGTCGTTGGAATCCCGGGCAGCAGCAAGGGCATCCGTCTGTTCCGGGGTCAATCCGTTTCCGCCGGTGGATATGCCGGCTTCCTTGTTCTCACGCTTCCAGTCGGCTTCCTGCCGGTTAATTTCTTCTTTTCTCGCGTTATAGTCATATTCGATTTGCGCCAGTTTCTTCTCGGTGCCGTCTTTCATACGGTCTATCTCTTCCTTCCGGTTCTCGGCCTGCAGGGCGGCAAGATCCTGCGCCAGCCTGCGCTCTGTGGCAAGCCGTTGCTTGGCTTCCGCTTCCGGATTCTTCCCGGACTGTTCGGGGTCGGTATGTCCGCCGATATTTCCTTTTTTGGCTGCTTCTGCCGCTTTTTTTACCTCTTCCTCCGCTTTTTTCAGATAACCGTCCCGTTTGTTTTCTGCATTTTTCAACAATATGTCATAAGCTTCCTGATCATGTTTCTTGATGGCAGCCTGTGCGTCATAGAACTGCCCGGATTCTGCCATGTTGGACTGTATGATATATTGTCCCCATTTCCCGAAAAAGCCCATGGCGCTTTCTGCCTCTTCCGGTTTCTGCGCCTTGATTTTATTCACCTCTTCATCGGCTTCTGCTGCTTTTTTTACAAGGTTCTGGACATTGGCCTGGTGCAGCAGAACCTGTACATAGTCCTCGCTCTTTTGGATAAGGGTATCATACCATTGGGATAAAGTTTGGTAGTATCCGAAAGATTCCCCGTACTTGCGGTTCAGTTCCTCCACCTTGGCCTTTTCCTGTTCCTTGCTTCCGGTGAAGTTCTTTATTTCATTGATAACCGATTTCAGCTCGAAACGGGTACGCACCATCTGGGCACGGCCGTCCTTCTCTATCTCGGTCATTTCCTTCAGCGATATGTTGAATTCATCCACACCCTTTTTGGCGCTGAACAGGCTCTTCGTCCAATCCCATATTTCATCACCGTACATTACCAGCAGCATGATGCCGGTGGTCATGGCCGTCTGCCAGGAAAAAAGTGAGGAAAGAACCTGCTTCCATACCGGTGTGCCTTTCTTGCCGGACTTCTGCAGCTCATCGTATTCCTTACGGGCACGGGCCAGTTCGTCCGTAAAAATCGGCAGGTTGTTGGATATAGCCAGGAAGAACATCTGCGGACCCATGGCCAAGGAAGGCATTTCACGTGCCATCTGCTGGATGCTGTTGTGAAGCCCGTTGAACTGGCGCTGTGCATTGGGCATGTCTGCAGGGGTGACCTGTACGGATTCCGATTCCTCCTGCAGCAGTTTCAGTTTGCCACGCAATTCCTCAAGCTGCTTCTCCAGTGCATGGATCTGCGCGATATTGGCACTCTGGTCCAGATTGGGGGCGGCTGTCTCCCCGGCAAGGCGCAGCCTTTCCAGTTCAGCCTCCAGCAGTCTGACGGTATTACGCAGTTCCAGCGCCTCACGCTCGGCCTTGTTCATGCCGGGCGTGAGTTTGTCCTTCATCAAAAATTCAACTTCTACAGGTTTGCTCATTCCAGTTTGCTTTGAAAAAATCCTACTATATCGTTCGCTTCATCCTCAGCACTACGCTCCGGGTGGCTGTCACACTTACCGCTGCCTTGCTTTTTCCGCACATACCGCGGCGCATCGCTCAGCATCAGCATCAGCGTCTGGTAATTCACACCGTCCAGAATGTAGTCCACACTCCAGCCGGTCGCACTCGCTATCTGCCACACGAAGCCGAAAGGGCTATGGGAACCCTCATACCGGGTCCTTAACTCCCCATCCTTGCCTGGCTCAGTCTCGGAGTCATCGGGTTCGCCCGCGCCGCCGAGCTGATAATACGCATAAAATCCTTCGTGCCCATCAGACGTTCGAATGTCCGGAACATAGCCGTCAGATAGCGCCACTCCACAAAGTTCCGAAGCACCCACGCCGTCACCCCGATGCCCACGTGCCGCGACACATAGCCCCGGCACACCGTATAGGCCAGCAAACGGCTCACAGCCTTGCCATGTTCCGCAATAAAGGCCAGTTCCTCGGGCTTGTCCTTCGGCTGCCACCCGGGTTCAACACCCATCTTCAGGTATTCCCTCGCCAGCAGAATCTGCCCGCGCAGCCGCGGACGCTTCATCGTCACACGCACCTCAACTGGGCGTTTCAGCCACGGGAACTTCCACCTTTTAAGAGGAACGGACACGCCGCTGTCCAGCAGCGCATCCGCACACTCCATTTCTATCAGTTGTTCCAGCCGGTTGTCCATCGCCACCACATTTTAGTCCGCAGAATCCGCAATCTTATACGGAGCGCCGCCTTCTGTTGGCTTGTTGATCTTCAACTGGCATTCCACCTTCGACACCTCTGTCAGCGTCAGCTTGCCGCCCAGGTTGGCCAGAATCACGCCGTTGGGTATCGTCATCGTCTGACCACTGACAAACTTGATTTCCCACTTGCCCGATAACTGGATCAATTCCTCCGGAGCCTCCCACGAAGTGGGTGTTTCATCATTCGGAGCCAGCTTGCCTCCAAGCGCCGCCTTCAGGTTCTTGTAGTCCAGCTGAATCAGGTTAAACGTGGGGCTGATCGTGCCGTTCTTCTGCAGCAGGGTAAGCACCGGGGCATCCGGCACTTGTTCAGCCTCAATGTCCACGCTCTCCGGCTTCTGGCCGCCCCAGTCCCAGCTGCCTTTTTCAATGTAGCCCACAAGTTTGTCGCCAAACTTCACGCTGGCTATGCCATAAATAAAATTCTTGTTCATTGTCTCTTTACTTTGAGGGTTAATAACACACCGGCCAATAAGCCGGCCAATACACCTTTGATAAACGTCCGCATCCGGTTCGGAGGACGTTTTTCTTCCGTTTGAACGTCATTCGAAGTTTCACTCTTGGTCTCGTTTCGGATGCGTGTCAGCTCTTCTTCATACCACAGCACCAACTGTTGCAGGCTGTCACACGAGGCTTCGGCCACAATGTTACCACTACCGTCATTTCTGACAGTCAGGTTGGCCTGACCGCTCTTCCCGCGATACACCGCGCCGTCAGGAAGCTTACGGAGGCTGTCCGCCGGTATCGTCAGCTTCACCGCACTCGCCGGTATCCCCGCCATCACCAGTCCCGCCCGTCGGCTTCCGCTCGCGCTGTCGGCGCTTGCCGATTCCGTCCGGACTTCCCGGTTCATGCTCTTTCGGTGACTCGCGCAACCTGTCAAGCACAGGGCAATCGTCACGATGAGGACAGTTTCCGGCTGTATCAATAGCTTTTCTAAGACGGGCCATCTCGCGCGTATTGCGGGCCAGTTCTTTCTTTGTTTCACAAAATTCATCTTTTAGAGGTTTTACAATATTTTCCATCAAAATGCGGGTGGCATGTTCGGCGTTATCTATGCGCATGGCCTCTGCACCGGCCTCGGCCTTCATCGCTTCCGCTTTCGCTTTTCTCACAGTAGCCCGCAAGGAGCCAATGGTCGCCACCGTACCAACCAGGCCGCCGCCAAGGATAATGTTCATAAATTCGCTCAAGTCCATACCACCCGGTTTTATTATTGATTAATACCTATTTCTTTCAACCATTCCTGCACATCGAAGCTCGGACAGGCTTTCGCTGCCAGTTCGTTGTGTCCTACAATGCGTACATCAGGGAATTTCCGATGAAAATCCTTCACATACTTCTCCAGTGCCTTTTTCTGGCAGCCAGTGCGGGTGTCTTTCGGGGTCTTACCGTCTTTTCCCACGCCTCCGGCATACACGATGTGACGGCTTACACTGTTATATCCCTTGGCTCCGTTGGTCACTTCCCAAGGGTCCACCTGTGCATCCTCATTGTTTTCTACCAGACGTTCCACGCCTCCGTTCAAGTGGAACAGGTCGGTATAGCCAACCTGCTTCCATCCTCTTCCTCCCTGGGCAACCGGAGAAGTATGCCATTTGCGGATGTCCGCCGATGATACCTCACGCCCCTCCGGAGTTGCTGTACAGTGAATTACCAAATACTTCAACTTTCCCATAATTATCATGCTTGATAGCCGCTCATCATTACCACTCCGGCATCCTCTTTCTTGGGCATACAGATGAAGTAATGGCGGAAGTTAATCAGATTACGCTGGTTCAACGGGTCGTTCTTTGACTCGGAATAATACATCTTGGTAGAACCGGTTGCCTTGAAAACCCGCTGTTTGTAGAAGGCAAACGAACACGGGAATTCACCGGCTTCTGCCGTTGTACCCAATGCCTTCTTCACCCCAGCTGTAGTATAAAGCGGGTTGTTGCCGTACTCATAGATTTCAAAGCCATAAAGGTTACCTACCTTGCCGCTGTTGCGGTCAATGTTGTACTGTTCACGGAATGCCTGGCTGGTCAGCAGCAGGTCATTCACATGGTCGGGACAAAGCACCAGTCTTCGACCGTCTGACGGTACGCGCAGGTTGTCAAGGGCACGCTTCATTTCTACAAGGTCATTCACGGTAAGGCGCAGACGGTTTGTAGCTGGATCTTTCTCGCCGGTAGTCTTAAGCACCGGAGTGGTTTCCGTATTTTTGTTCGCACAAAGCGCATGGGCTGCCTTGGTGAACTTCGCATCATTGATGCTGTTGGCATGTCCCTCTTTCACACGGGCGGTCTTGTCATAGCTGATTGCATAAAGCTCATCGTCTGTAATCGGCGTGGCCTTGGTCTGGAATTTGTCCAGCTTGATGGCAATATCCTTGTCCTCCAATGCCTGCACATCAATCGGATAGGTTTTGTTGTTAATCAAGACATCCGGATCTACACCAACTTCTACCAGATGAATCACATCGTTGTTCACGATACTGCTTTGGTCGGGGATTCCCGCCAGCCAGGTTCCTTCCAGTCCGGCACGAAGCACCTTGACAAGTTCCCCTGTCCAGATTTCCGTATAAACCCCTTCACGGAGTATTGAAGCACTCTGCGGGGTCATTCCCATAAAGGCTGCCACCGCATTCATTCCCACAGCTCCGGCCACCGGAGAGAATCCCAATACCGAAGCACACACGACACCTGTCAGCGTATTGAACAGAAGTGCCGTCAAAAGCATTACAATTTTTCCCATTGTCTTCTTTTTAAAGGTTTTTAAATTTCACAGGTCATGCCGTATTCAGCCTTGTACAGGCGCTTGTACTCCTCCGGGTTATGCTCGCGCATTTCAAGCAGCGCATCACTCGGGACATCGCTCAGCTTGGCATAGGTGGACGGCTGTGCCTGCTGCTTGCCGCCCTGATAGCTCAATACAGTGGAAATCTTCACCTGGGGCTGCATGGCATCAAGCACATTCTTCAGTTCATCGACACCGACCTTCTTGCCAAGTTCGATAAACTGTGTCTTCTTGTCTTCTCCCAGACGCTTTTCCACCACTGCCTTTTCCACAAGGCTGGTAATACGGGCCAAAGTCAGCTTCCCGTTTTCTTGCTTCAGGGAATCATTCTCTGCCTTGGCTGCTTTCAGTTCATTTAAGGCTCGATTAACATCAGCCTCCGTTGCCGTTTCCGGCAGCCCCAATTGAAGGGCCAAAAGTTTCAGTTCCATTTCTTCTGTTGTTTTTTGGTTATTAATTAGTGGCAAAGGACAATCACCATCCTTTCCCAATGTGATTTGTTTTCCATCCTTCATCAGTACGATAGCATCATCATTGGAACCTACGTCCACCAGTGATACCTCATACAGTTTACTTTTGGTTATTGTCGGGCTGGTCTGCCCCTGCAGCAAATGTTCGGGCTGGTCACTCAGTTCCAGAATGTCTATTCCGGCACTCACCATTCTCAGGCTGCCGAATTCAAACTGTTTTTTGCATCTTTTACTGAGGTCGGTTGCTTCGTCAAACACCAGTTCCCCGGTTACCTCACCATCTTCCACCCGAAGGTCCTTCACATAGCCAATCACGTTCCCGCGTTGGTGCATGTACAGCAGTACCGGGTTTCGGCAATACTGCTCCACACTCATGCCCGATGTCAGCACACGGCTTCCGTAGCTGTTCAGGCTGTCGTTTGAAATTCTTACACGTTTACTCATTTTCTCATGCCACGCCTTTATGCATTGGCGCTGCAATATTACAGAGCACTTATCGGGAAGCCAAAAAAGTGTGCAATGGTTGCACACTTCTATGAAACCGTTGCACATTATTTTGGCTGCAAGCTGATAAGCGGACAACTTTGCGAATAAATCGGGCAGGTGCAAGGAACTCCGAAGCCTGCCTTTAACCCTATATTCTTTATTATATGACAAAGGCAGAAATCGAAAAGAAAAAATCTCTTGCACGCTCACTGTTCCTTTCCGGCATGGAACAGACTGAAATTGCGGAGAAAGTGGACGTGTCACGCGTCACCATCTCAAAATGGTGCACGGCTGACGGATGGAAAGAGGCAAGGGCGGCAAAGAACGTCACCCGGCCGGAACTGGTGAACAAACTCCTGCTCACCATTGATACACTCATTACTCAAGTCAACGAATCGAACGACCCTGCACTTGTAGCTGGTCTCGGGGACAAACTGGCCAAACTTTCGGCGGTGATTGAAAAGTTAGACAAGAAGGCCAACGTAGTGGATGTCATTGAAGTGTTCATGGCATTCTCCAAATGGATTGAATACCGTTCAACCATCGACCCGGAAGTGACTCCGGAACTGGTCAGGGCAATCAATAAGTACCAGGATCTGTATATCACCGAACAGATGGGCATAAAATAAAACGGCTATGGCAACAGCAGCGGAAAAGAAACAGGCATACGAACAGTGGAAAGAACACTGTAAAAGAGTGCAGTCCATCACGGATACGGCTTTGCTCGCGGGCGAGACACCGGCACAAAAGGACAGGCGTATTCTGCGCCTACAAGGTAACTATGCTGCGTTCTGTGAATATTACTTTCCCCACTTCCTCACCTTGCGTGACAAAACTACCGGAGAAGTCATACGCACCATCCACAATGCACCGTTCCACAATGCGGCAGCGGCTAAAGTAAAAGGCACACCCAACCTGAAGGCGGTGTTCATGTGGCCGCGTGGCCATGCCAAGTCCACACACATGGACATTTTTGTTCCGCTGTGGCTGATGTTCCAGCCCAAACGGCTCATCAACTTCATGGTGGTGGTCGGCAAAAGTGAGGACTCAGCCACGCGCCTACTGGGAGATATTCAGGCAGAACTGGAGCATAACCAGCGCATCATTGCCGACTTCGGCAAGCAGCAGGGGAATACCTCCTGGCAGGATGGGGAGTTCAAGGCGGCCAACGGGGTGAAATTCCTGGCTTGCGGACGCGGACAGTCTCCACGTGGTCTGCGCGACCGGGAAGCACGTCCGGACTACATCGTCATCGATGACTTGGATGACGACGAACTGTGCCGCAATGAGAAACGGGTACATGACATTACAGACTGGGTGAAAGAAGCCCTTTTTGGTGCACTGGATGTGGGCCGGGGGCGTTTTATCATGGTCGGGAACCTCATTTCTAAAAACTCGGTGCTGGCCAATCTCTCCAAGACAAAAGGGGTACATGTATCCGTCATCAAGGCAATAGACAAGAACGGAGAACCGGTATGGCGCGAAAAATGGACGAAAGAAGAGGCGCAGGAATACAGGGATTTCGTAGGCTACCGGGCATGGGAAAAGGAGATGATGCACAACCCCATCGTGGACGGCACAATCTTTCGGGCTGACTGGATTCGTTACAAGAAACTGCCCAAACTGTCCAAGTATGAAATGCTGGTCTGCTATACCGACCCCTCTTTCAAATCGACCACCTCCAACGACTACAAGGCTTGCCGGCTTTGGGGCAAGATTGGGAAGGAACTGCACCTTATAGACTGTTACGTCCGGCAGGATACCGTTTCCGGAATGGTACGGTGGCTTTACGACCTCTACGAGCGTACACGCGATACGGCAGCCGTCCAGTTCTTTATGGAAGCGAACTTCATGCAGGATGTCATTCTGGATGAGTTTGAGGCAGAAGGGAAGCTGCGTGGATACCAACTGCCCATCATGCCGGACAAACGAAAGAAGCCGGACAAGCTCCAGCGCATCGAAGCGGTGTCACCATTATGGGAACGCGGTTTCGTATTCTACAATGAGAAGTTGAAAGAATCGCCGGATATGCAGACCGGAATCGAACAGACCTTGGCACTGGAACGTGGCAGCCGTATTCACGATGATGCACCGGATGCCGACGAGGGAGCCATCTGGATGCTGCAGCGCAATTCAAGGCAGGAGAGTTTTCAACCGGTGTTCGGCAAAAGGCCGACCGCCAAAAATATATGGTAACATGATACAGCTGATTAAAAGAATGATTTTTGCATGGCGCTATAAACGTGCCGTTGCCCGTGCTTGCAAGTATGCCAAGCTCTACGGAAGAAAGTACTATGTCCTGTATATGGGCGGCAAACTGAAAGTTGTCCCCAAAAGGAATATCTGCGAACTGATTCACCGCCACCGTTTCCGCAAGGGAACCACTATCCGGGATATAGAAAAAATGGCATTGTTCATCACTAAATAAAAGTAAAGTCATGTTCATTACAGAAGAAGATTACAAAGTTGTCATCGGCGACAACGCATTGAAGGTCATCTCTCAGGTAAGCCCCAAAAACCGTGCCGATGCGGAAATGGTGGCTTTGGAGGAAATATCCGGCTATCTGCGTTCGAAATACGACTGTACGGCCATTTTCTCTGCACAGGATGAACAGCGTAACAAGCTCATCGTAACGTACGCCTGCGACATCGCACTCTATCACATGAGCGCGTCAGTTCCGCAGAAAATGGGAAGCGAGGTGCGCAAGGAACGCTACGAGCGTGCAATAAAAATGCTCGAGGGGATACAGGCCGGAAAAATTGTCCCTGATTTGCCTTTGGCTGTCGGAGAAGATGGGCTTCCGTCCGGAAATTCATTTGTTTACAGCTGTCAGAAGCAGCTTCATCATAACTGGTAGGACTATGGATATTAAAGACTTTTTCAGCGGTATGTTTTCCAGTAAACCGAAAAACGTACTGCAAACACCATACGGCAATTTCAACCTGGCCAAGGGGAAAGACATCAAGCGGGTGCAGAAAATGGTCATCGACCTGCAACGCACCACCGATGCACTCACCCGGAAGGACATCAAGAACTGGCGCGATGCCTGGCAGTATGCCATCAATGTGGACAGCCCCAGCCGCCAGCGCCTGTACGACATCTACCGGGACGCGGAAATAGACCTTCACCTCTCCGGGTGTGTGGAGCAGCGCAGAGGTTTTGTCATGGCACGTTCTTTCAAAATCGTGGATATGAAAGGGGATGAGAACGAAGAAGCGGTTCACTTCTTTGACCAGTCCTGGTTCAAGCAGCTCATGCGCTATGCACTTGATTCAATCTACTGGGGACATTCGCTCATCGAATTGGGCGATCTTTGCACTGACGGCGACGGCTGCATCTGTTATTCGGATGTGAAGCTTATTCCGCGCAAACATGTCATTCCTGAGTACGGACGTGTCATAACCGACCTCGGGCAGGACTGGACTACCGGTATAGATTACCGCCAGCCTCCTTTTTCCGACTGGCTCATTGAGGCCGGCAGACCTGACGACCTCGGGCTGTATCTCAAGGCAGCTTCACAGACTATCCCCAAAAAGAACATGCTGGCCTTTTGGGACACCTTCGGGGAAATATTCGGAATGCCCATGCGTATAGCACGCACCACTTCACGCGATCAGAAAGAGATTGACCGTCTCGACCAAATGCTGCGTGAAGCCGGAACCGCCCTCTCCATGGTGGCAGGAATGGAAACCGAAATCGAGTTTGTGGAAAGCGGCAAGGGAGATGCATTCAATGTCTATGACAAGCGTATCGATCGGGCCAACTCCGAACTGTCAAAGCTTATCATCGGGCAGACGATGACCATCGAGGACGGAAGCAGCCTCTCACAGTCTGAAACGCACCTTGAAGTGTTCCAGAACCTTGTGGAAAGCGACTGTGATATGCTTCGGGATATAGTGAACAACCAGCTCATTCCGCGAATGGTGCGCCACGGGTTCCCTGTCAAAGGGCTGCGCTTTGATTGGGACTACTCCATTGACTACACGCCCGAACAGCAGAAAGCTTACGAGGAAATGGTACTGCAGCACTACAAGGTAAAGCCTCAGTACTTTGAGGAAAAATACGGCATCCCGTGCGAGGAGAAGGAACCGAAGGAAGAGCCGGACCCGACAGAACTGAAAAAAAAGAAAGACGGCAAACCGGCTGAAACGCTGTCCCGTTTTTTCGACTGAGCCCCGATGATTATTCGGGGCTGCACCAGCGGTATGCCCACCTGTTGGGTAAACAGGAACTATGCCTCTCCATGGAGGACGAGGCAAGACTCATGCGCGACAAGCTCACGGAACGCTTTGACCGCATGATGAAGGTATTGTTCCGGCAGGAAGGGGCAAACCTTGAAATAGGTATCCTGGCATCCGAAGAAGCGCAGGATTTTATAGAAGCTCATTCTTCTGTCCTGAACGGTTCATTCCGGCAGGTGGAAATATCCGAGGCCATGCGCAAGCGGCTGGAGCGTTCCAACTATGTATTCTCCGGCTTGAAGACCTTCCATGAACTGAATGAAGCCTTTCCCTCCCTGTTGGATGAAAACGGCAATAGAAAGACGTTCGAACGCTTTTTGAATGATGTCCGGAAGATCGACGAAACATACAATTCAAACTATCTACGGGCTGAATTCAACTTCGTACAGACTTCAGCTGAAATGGCGGCCAAATGGGAACGGTTCATGCAGGACGGCGACCGCTATTATCTGCAGTACCGCACGGCCGGGGATGCAAAGGTACGTCCCACCCATGCAGAAATGGCCGGTATCACACTCCCGGCTTCAGACCCGTTCTGGGAGGAATTCTATCCCCCTAACGGATGGGGCTGCCGCTGTTCCGTAATCCAGGTACGCAAATCCAAGTATCCGGCTACGGATCATGAAGAGGCTATGGCAAGAGGAGAGTCAGCATTGGAACTTGACAAGAAAGGTATGTTCCGGTTCAATGCAGGCATGGAGCAAAAGACGATGCCCGACTATAACCCATACACCATCAAGCGCTGTAAGGATTGCGACATAGCGAAAGGAAAACTGAAGCTGGCATTCGTGCCAGACAATGAACTCTGTGCAGCGTGCAAACTATTGCAAAAATGCGTTGGCGACAAGGATAAATCGCAACGTGCCATAGAACGCACCCATTATTTACATGAAATGGAACCGCTCCTACAGAAGAAAGTGGAGAAAACCGTAAACGGAAAGAACATGAATATCGGATTTACCAAAGACGGCAACAAACATTTGTTCTCCGACACATTCGGACGTACACGCATCGTTTCCAAAGAAGAGTTGAAGAATCTGGATTCATATCTTGAACGTGCCGAATATGTGGATGATTCCGCATTGACGCACCCAAGGACAGATAACGTGGAACACTATTATTATTTCAAAGTCAGAATCAATGGGAAATGGGCAAGGCTGAATGTAGCCAAGGAAGTGCACAGGCAGCCGAATGGTAAAGTCCAGATAAAATACTTCCTGTATTCCATAAATGACATAAAAGAATAAAAAGACAAAAGCACCAAGGGCGGAGCTTAGGACTAAAATGCCAGATTACCATTCCCTCAATGCTTCTGTGTCTGCAAATATACAAAACAAATTTTAAAACCAACCCGTTATGAACAAAATTATCGAATTTCTCAAACAAAGCAACCGCTATAAACACCTTATTGGCGGTTTGTTGGTAGGCATTTTGGCCTTCACACCTTGGACAGCACTCTATGCTGCAGCTGTCGCTGCCTCCTGTCTGGAGTTCAAAGACAAACTGAAAGGAGGACTTTGGGACTGGATAGACTGGTCTCTTACCGTCATCGGCGGCATATTGTCGGCCCTATTTTGGTGGATAGTGTAATGCTTTAGCTCATTTTGCCTGTTAAATCAGTAACTTTGTACCCGGCGGAGCTTCCCGATAGTCCGTGTGGTCTATCGCGGGTACAACAATGCGAACGCGAATGGCGGTGTATCGAATGCGAATGCGAATAACGATGCTTCGAATGCGAACGCGAATGTCGGCTCGCGTCTGGAAATCTAATTAATCGGCGTACAGCACCGGGGACGTGTCCCCAATGCGGTGCCGAGGGAAGCAAGCCACAGCAACAGCACCCATTAGGGTGGAAAGCTGAAAAATCACGCGTCGGGTGGAGTTTGGTAGGCTGTTATCAGTTCGAAGAAGTCAGGCCCGGGGAAAGGAAGGCCCTTATCTTCCGTATTTACAAACCAACAGCAGAACCGTATGCGCAGGGAAGGATACATCATAGAGGAAATCATCGAATACTCCAATATGTCGGAGGCATTCGATGCCGTACTGCGTGGAACCGATCGTAAAGAGTCCACTCAAGGGGAAAAACTGCTTGCCCATAGGGAGAAGGTTATATCCGAACTTACTGCTGCCATTGAAAATGGTTCGTTTCAACTTGGTGGGTACCATGAAACGGAAATCAAAGAGTATGGCAAAAGTCGCATCCTGCAGATTTTATCCATGTATGACCGCATCGCAGTATATGCTGTAATGAACGTGGTGGACCGTCACCTGCAGAAACGCTATATCCGGACTACCGGGGCCAGCATTAAACGCCGTGGCACTCATGATCTGATGCACTGCATACGTACCGATTTGCAAAAAGACCCGGAGTGTACGCTGTATGCCTACAAGTTTGACATCCGCAGGTTCTACGACAATGTGCGGCAGGATTTTGTGATGTGGTGTTTCCGTAGGGTATTCAAGGATGAAAGGCTGTTGGTGCTGCTGGAGCGGTTCGTGACACTGCTGCCGGAAGGTATCAGCTTTGGACTGCGCAGTTCACAAGGAGCAGGCAACCTGCTTCTGTCTGTATTTTTAGACCACTATCTGAAGGATAGGTACGGGGTTCGTTATTACTACCGCTATTGCGATGACGGACTGGTACTCGGTAAAACGAAAGCGGAATTGTGGAAGATTCGTGATGTTATTCACAGGCAAATGGGAAAAATAGACTTGGAAATAAAGCCGAATGAACGGGTATTCCCTGTAGAAGAAGGCATTGATTTCCTTGGCTATGTTATCCGTCCCGACTATGTAAGATTGCGGAAACGTATCAAGCAGAAGTTTGCCCGGAAGATGCACGAGGTAAAATCGAGAAAAAGACGGCGAGAACTGATTGCCAGTTTCTACGGCATGACGAAGCACGCCGACTGTAATAAGTTGTTTAAAAAATTAACAGGCAAAGAAATGAGAAGTTTTAAAGACTTGAATGTCGCTTACAAACCGGAGGACGGCAAGAAGCGATTTCCCGGAGTGGTGGTAAGCATCCGGGAACTGGTAAACTTACCGATTGTAGTGAAGGATTTTGAGACCGGTATCAAGACCGAGCAGGGAGAAGACCGCTGTATTGTGGCCATCGAAGTGAACGGCGAGGCAAAGAAATTCTTCACCAACAGCGAGGAAATGAAGAATATTCTCGCACAAGTGAAAGAAATGCCGGATGGCTTTCCGTTTGAAACGACCATCAAGACGGAAACATTCGGCAAAGGTAGAACCAAATATGTGTTTACATGAGAAGAGTTGAAGGAAGCGCCGGTGTTCAGCTGATGGAATGCACGAACCCGGTTAAAGACAAATGGCGCATCCGCTGGGATGTGCAGGAAAAAGAGGATGGCTCAGCATCCTATATGGAAGAAGAGTACAGCCATAAGCCCACTGATGAGGAAATCCGCACATTGATTATGTCCTGGTATAACAGCCAGACTGATGCAGCTATCCTATCCGGATTCGTGTATAAGGATGCCCCTGTATGGCTTTCTACAGAAAACCAGTACAACTATAAGGCAGCATACGACTTGGCTGTTCAGACGGGCGGAGAGACCCTTCCAGTTACATTCAAATTCGGTTCGGATGAGCAACCCGAATACCATACCTTTGATAATTTGGATGAATTGAAGGATTTCTATGTTCAAGCGGTCAGACACATCCAACATACACTGGCAGAAGGATGGAAAAGGAAAGATGTATGCAACTTGGAATTGTATCGGGTTGATTGAGTGAATTTCCCACGGGGGAGGAATAAAAAAAGCCCCCGGCCTGTTAAAAATCATCTCACCTACTTTTAACTTAAACGCATCCAGTGCGCGGCGAGGGCATTGCCCCCGGTCGTGCGCACTGGATGCGTTTTTTAAATCAAAAGTAAGTGAGATGTTGCAAATGTACAAAATTTAACTGGATATGAAAGTAATTGAGATACTAAAATTGAACAGGGAGCTTTTAAAAACATGCCATTACATGGGCATACGACCCGATGATGTGCAATATATAGAACTATATAATGAATATAACAAGTTGCATACCAATGGTGAAAAAGTGTCTTATATCGTAGCAACGCTTTCCCTACGATATGGCATCAGTGAACGAAAGGTGTATGACCTGATCAGGCGTTTTAAAACCGACTGCAATTTGTGTGCAGTGTAATCAGGACTTCCTCCCACTTAAGGCAAACTCCCCTACCCTACCTTTGTATCGCAATAAACAACATTCATATCATGAACAAATATTATCAAATCTTAGGCAAGGTACTTTCATCCGGAAAGATGCAAAGCAATAAGAAAGGGAATATCCGCTACCTGCTGAATGAACAGCTGACGCTGCTCCCTGCCGACCTTCTTGATATATTCGAAGGGCATACCATAGCGCGGAAGAAGTTAAAAAACGAATTACAACTGTTTATGAGAGGCGAGCGCAACGTGGAAAAATACAGAGAGGTCGGCATCAACTGGTGGGACTACTGCGGCTCAATCCTTGTGAACAGCTACCCAACTTATTTTGAAAAACTGCCGCCACTCATCGAACGCATAAACAGGGAAAAAAGGA